TTCCGTACTTGGGCTAACGACATCATTCAGTTGGTGGAAGCTATTGTTGTTCGCTTCTTGGGCGGCAAGCGTTCGCTGGCTACAGATGTCATGCAGAATACGTTCTCCTTGCTCGACCAAGCTGCTGGTGTTGAGACGACAGGTAAAGGGACTGGGAATATTCTCAAGGTTACTGGCCGGACTTCAGAAGCCTTTGCCCGCTGGTTCGGCAAATCGGTAGTGCGTGACCAAGATGGCGCCCCTGCTGTCCTGTACCATGGCACGAACGCTGACATTGTTCAGTTTGACTTAGACCATCCAGACCGCAAAGATAGCGGCTGGCTCGGCACTGGTGTGTATTTGACTGACAGTGAGTTTGTTGCTGGGGAATACGCTAGCCAGAAGGTACGTCGTGGTGGCGGTAATAAAGTCCTGATGCCCTTGTACGCTCGTATCGAGAAGCCCTACTACGCAACGATTGAGGACAAAGAGCGTATCCGTCGCGGTGGCCGCAAGGCAGCTGATGCTTTTTCTTCGTTCCTGACTGAGAAGGGGTACGACGGTGTAATCCTAGAGTACGATGACGGCGGCACAGAGTACGTTGTGTTTAACCCCGCAGGGGTTAAGTCGTCTATCGGAAACAACGGCGAGTACGATGCAACAAATGCAAATATACTTAAGGCTGAAGTCCAGTCCGCCAAAGAAGAGGTCCCTGAAGATACTGGCGGGTTTCCCTCCTTGGGAGCCTATAAGGATAGCCCCGGATTGGCGCTTAACTTAACTCGCACTATGTTCGAGTACGCAGGTTTTGGAGCAGGGGGTACGCGGGAAGCGCAGGTTAAACGCGCAGCGGACAACAGCGTCAAATTTATACGCAAGCATTTACCGGGCCTTGAAGTGTATTTGCGCGGCATAAACTCTAAGTTCGGTTTTAGCGAAGGCCTGAAGAAGATTGCGGATTACTTTAAGCAGCAATCCCAGACCAGCTTGCTGGAAGCGGAGCGTTTGGCGCACTACATGTACAAGAACCCAGCGCAAGCTGAGCGTATCTGGGCGTATCTCGACGGGGATAAGAACGCACTGACTAATAAAGGTGACGATGTATCTCTACGGCTAGTTGCTGACAACCTAAACGTGCACATAAAGAAGTACGTTGCTTCGCTTCCTGCGTCTGACCGTAAGCTGTTTGAAAATCGTAAACTGTCTGAAATTCTGTTGACGCCGTCACAGATTAACGAAGTCGCTAAAAAGGCGTTCGGTATCGACAAGGTGGGCAAACTGTTTAAGACTGAGCGCCGCACAGAGACTTCCCTCGATGCATTTAAAGACTACCTCAACTTAACCAATGGCGTGCTGGATTCCAACGAGCCTATGTATCAGGTGATGGAAAACATCGAACTGACTGACGGTACCCTACAAAAGGTGCCTTATGGGTTTATCAGCAAGTCTAAACTGGCGCAGTACCCCGGCCTTGACGTCGACCAAAGCAGGGTGTGGTTCTTGGATAAAGCAACGCGCGCAACGGGAAACAGCTTTAACTTTATCAGTCGCGCTGCTAACCCCGTAGACGTTCGTAAGATGGCTAAATCTTTACAGGACAAGACGGTACCTCTGGCGGTTCGTGAAGAAGTGTTGACACAGATGACATCAGCGCTGATGAACACCGTTGCTGGCCTGTCTAAAAACTACGCTGCTAAGAACTATGTAGAAAGCCTAGATACTTTCGGTGACGAGAACGGCGCTAAGACTGCAAGCTCAGTAGTGTTTAACAGCATCGATGAAGTTAACTCAGTATTTGAAGGGCGTGGGTTAACCGAAGCTAAAGTACTTGATGCCTCTAAGCCCGAGGCTAAGATAACGTCTATTCGCAACAAAGCAATGCGTGACGGGGTCTGGGTCCGCCTGCCCGAGGAAGGATATGGCGTTCTTAACGGCAAGTTAATCTCTGGTCCCGTGTGGAGCAATTTGCTGGACATGAACGACCGTTCTCCCCTGTTCAATAGCAATGCGCTTGCCACTTTGATGACAACGTTTAAGAAGTCAAAGACTATCTTTACGCCAGCAACGCACGCGAATAACATCCTGACTAACTACTCCATGATGTTGCTGCATGGGATTTCGCATAAAACAGTAGCAGACGCCGCTGTGATGTTTAGTAAGTTTGAGGTGTCTCCAGAGTCGCTCACCAAAGAGCAGCGCGCTATTATGAAGGCGTTCTATAGCTCCGGTGCAGTTCTTGGGCAGTTCACAAACTCAGAAGCAAAGCGTTTTATCGCCGACTCTTTAGCGAAACAGATTGGGCCTGATAACAACCCGTCTATGCTTACTAGGTTGACTGCGTTGGGCAAGCACGAGAAGGCTATGTCTGACTTCGCAATTAAGGCACTTCGTGCTGGCAAGGCGACAGACTCTTTTATGACGGAGCTATACGCTGCTGGTGATAACGTTTTCCGCTTAGCTGCGTTTATGAACGTAGCCGGGAACCTACAAGAAAAGAACGGTAAGCTCGGTGATGCAGAGCTTCAAGAAGCTGGTTTGGCGGCTCGTAAGATGTTCTTAGACTACGACATCGACGCTCGAATGGTACGTGCAGCTCGGCAGTCATTCCTGCCATTTATCTCGTGGGCGTACGCGATTACCCCCGTGCTGGGGCGCTTGGCTATTACCCGCCCTTGGGCGATGGTGAACATGATGGGCGCTATTTCTCTGATGGGCGCTATGATGGGCGACGACGATGACGAGATGCGCAAGATGGGTCCTGAGCAAGTACGGGAACGTTCGCTTTATGGCTTAGGCCCCTACAAGTATATGCGTGTACCGTTTATGGGGGACGACGACAATCCCGTGTACTTCAACTTGGGCAAGTCAGTGCCGATTATGTCGTTGCTGGACCCGTCGCCAAGCAAGTCGCGCCTGTTCGACCAAGACTGGATACCCGGAGCTATTAACCCTAACGGACCCTATATCTCGCTGGCGACTATTATGCTGCAAGGCAAGGACCCATTTACTGGCAAGGACTTATACAACGTTGCCGATAGCGACTGGGATAAGGTTGTAAAGGGTAGCGCGGCAGTATGGAACGAACTCACGCCTTCTCTCACGCGTATTGGCGGTATCAATAAGCCTACCGGTATGCAACTAGAGTTGTGGGGCAAGGGTGCTGACTACCTGAACGGCGCTACTGGGCCAACCGGCAAAGCTAAAGATGCCTTATTTATGGCTAGGTTCTTCGGTCTGTCTGTGTATGAGTTCAATAAGGACGAATCACGGTTTTATAACACTGAAGCTGCCAAGAAGATCAAGCGTGAGTTCAAGGCTGAGATTAACCGCTATAAACGTGAATTTGCAAGAAGGGGTTATGACGACTACGAAGAGCTGGACTCCCGCCTGCAAGAGCTCTACGCCCAGATGTACGAAGAAATGCGTAAAGCAGTAGGTCAAGAAGAGTAACTCATGGGCCCCCACCGGGGCCCTTTTTCTTTTTTGCCCTTCGGCGTTTGATGCGCGTCTCTGCCCACTCGTTGTAGTGGTGGATGCGGTGGCAGTTGGCGCACAACGTCGCACACTTTTTAAGCTCTTCATAAGCCGCAGCATACCTGCCACGCTGGACTAATCGGTGGACGTTGTCGGTTTTTGTCTCGGGGTCTATGTGGTGGAAATCTATTACGGCGGGGTGGCTGAACCCGCATACGATGCATGATAAAGTGGACTTGAACTTATTCCATTTTTCTTTGTTACGGCGGTTTACCGCTTTGACACGGTTTATTGTCTTCTCTCTGTTTTGGGCATAGTACTTAGCGGAGTACTCTTTTTGTTTAGCTTTGCGTTCTTTGGGGTCTTTAAAAGGCATTCTAAAGTTTTCTTAGCCAGAACAATGACCCACTACCTGCCCATGGGTCGCTTGGTTTAAACAGTTTAAAGTTATTCGCTATGAGGCTGTTTGCTGAAGCGGGGTTATCATACGTGTCAGTGACCGCCCACTTATAGCCTAGCGCGCGTGCTTTGGCGACTCTAGCGCGAATGAGTCTTTTTTGCAAGCCATTACCTTGGTGTTCTAGTAGGACACCCGCTCTACACAAATACACACAGTCTGTCCACCGCCTAGACGGCACCATGCCAGAGAAGGCAACCGGTACACCGCTCTCTGTATAGGCTATGTGCCACCAGCCCTTGTCCATAGGAAACGCCCTATCCCCCGGCAGGCAGGCATACTGCAGCCCAGCTAAAACAAAGTTTATTTGTGGGTCTGAGCTATCTACCATGCGTATAGCGTATTTCATGGCATTATTATCTAATAAATGTGTTGCCGGTGCATTAGTAAAGCCGCTAAAATAGTACTACCTTTGCTCAGGAGGAATTATGCCCACCAAAGACCCGCGCCTCGCCAGAGCAGGCGTATCCGGCTTCAACAAGCCTAAAGCTACGCCAAGTCATCCTAAGAAGTCACACGTCGTCGTGGCTAAATCCGGTGACCAAGTAAAGACCATTCGCTTTGGCGAACAAGGTGCTAGCACAGCAGGCGCTCCCAAGAGCGGAGAGTCCGAAGCAATGAAGGCGAAGCGCAAGAGCTTCAAAGCACGCCACAGCGCGAACATCTCTAAAGGCAAAATGTCAGCAGCCTACTGGGCGGATAAGGTGAAGTGGTGATGAAAGCTGCTTCTAAAAAATCTACGGTAAACGCCGCTGGTAACTACACTAAGCCAAGCATGCGTAAAGCTCTGTTTGAGAAAATCAAGGCAGGCGGCAAGGGCGGTGACCCCGGCGAGTGGTCAGCTCGCAAAGCCCAGATGCTTGCCAAAGAGTACAAAGCTAATGGCGGGGGCTACAAGTCGTGAAACCCTCGCAGAAATCCCTTAAGCAGTGGACAGCCCAAGACTGGAAGACTTCTGATGGCAAACCTTCCGAGGGCAAAAAGCGCTACCTTCCAGCTAGGGCGTGGGATGCCCTAAGCCCCGCCGAAAAGAAAGCTACAAACGCCGCCAAGGCCGCCGGTAACAAGGCAGGTAAGCAGTTTGTTAAGCAGCCCAAGGCTATCGCTGCCAAAACGAAATCTTATAGGAAAGCTTGAGTCATGGACATTATGTTTTGGAACCTAATCCTTTCTCTGCTTATCGGCGTGGTTGGGTGGGTATTGCATGAAAAGACTGGCGAGCTAAAGCGAGTTACTATTCTTCTCAACCGCACGCGCGAGGAGATGGCAAAAGAGTACGTCACGAAAGTGGAAGTACACGCGGATATTAACCGCGTTCTAGATAGACTAGACCGACTAGATGAAAAACTAGACCGGTTAATGCAACCTCAACAAAGGACTTAATATGCGCGATATGCCAAAGCGCGGTGCCCGTACCGCAACCAACAAAGCCAAGCGTGAGAACCCGTTCGGCAAAGGCGAGTCCAAAGCCATGGAAGCCAAAGAGATGAAGATGGCAGGCGGCAAGAAAGCCTACGCCGCCATGGAAAAGAAGTACGAAGGCAAGAAGTCTACTTCTAAGAAGTAAGCTATGCCGTTCAAATCAGAGAAACAAGCCCGCACTATGCGGGCTGCTGCGCACGACCCAGCTTTCGCTAAGAAGATTGGCGTGCCTGTAAAAGCTGCTAAGAAGATGGTAGCCCACGACAAGTCGAAGGCTAAGCCAAAAAAGTAATTACTTCATTCCCGCAGATTTCGTACGGGCGAAAGAGCGGTTCTTCGATTTAGGCACGGCACGCAAGTTGCCGTTGCCGTTACCACCACCCTTAGCGATAGGGGTCTTGTGGTCTACGTCCTTACCATCCCCTTTGCTCACTACGCCCTTCTTTTCCATTTCAGCACGCGCCGCGTTGCGCTTTGCCCGATTGGCGATCTGTTCGGGTTTACCCTGATAATTGGCGTACTCTTTTTTATAGTCACGTGGCATAGTAGTTCCTCAGTAAAGGCCGTCTAGTTCGGGCTGCTTGTACGTCGGCCCTTTCGCTATTTTGCCATTTTCGTTGAAAATCGGATAGCCCTTATAGTCGAACTTACTCCAGTTGCTTTCGTTAACCTGTTTCACAGCTTCTGTTATCTGCATCTTGTCGCAATAACCAACACCGACAGCTGTAACGACTTGGTCTGCTAGGGCGTCTAAAAACTCCCGACGGTTGGATGCGTAGGCCTTAAACCTGCCGGACTTAAACCCCTCTGCTAGGCTCATCATAAACATACGCATTTCGCTCAGCTTGTTGTTGGTGATGCCGTCTTCGCCTGTTAGAGCGATTAGCATTTCTGTGATCTCCTCGAAGTGGCAGCCCAGCTGCACGTTGAAATCCTCAAAAGATGGTTCTGGCCGCGCTCTCTTATGCCATAACTCGATTGCTTCAATACTCATGCTGCTGTTGATCCTTGTAGTACGGCTAAAGTGGTTTTACTTTGCGCCTTTTTGCTAGTTACAGTCTCTGCGAAACGGGGGTGATTCAGGCTTACGATGATTGCCTTTGCCTGCCCCGGAGCCGTCTTAGGACAGCCCTTGAACATTGTAATGCGTTCGCTCTTACGGATTAGCGCGTTGGCGTCTTCTAATTCACGCTCAATACGATCCATTCCGTCATTACGGGCTTTTAGCCACATACGAAGCTTTTCTCTGTTGATTGCAGCCATGCTACCGGGCATCACATCTGTATTGTCGTCGTACGATATTTTGATGCGGGCTACAGCCTTTTCCGGTGCTGGCATAGTCACCTGTTCTACGCCCGATCCGTACTTCTCCCGACACTGTACAAGCTGGTCGTTGTGCTCAGATAAGAACTGACCGATGATGTCGAACACGTCGATCTTATTTTCTTTGGCGTCTTTCCGTGCACGGGTAATATGGCTCAGCAAGAAATCAATCGTGCCTTTAATGTCGAACGGGAATAACCCCAATGCCTCCCCAATACGCCCCATCCCCCATGCAGAAATAATGTTGCTCCTGTGGAACCGTTCTTGCGGCTCAAACTCAAAGCCGAACGTTTTATTGAAAGATGATTCCGCCCACTTCCACACATCTTGTGGCCCACCCTTGTCGATAATAATCTGCGCTAGCTCTGGCATTGCCCAGCCATGGTTGTTCATCACCAGATCAAAGAACTCTCGCGCTACATAGTCGTTGTCCCCCATCACCGAGACGAACACCCGGTCGTGCTGAGGAAGTTCCAAGCACCGTGCCTTTAGCGGGTCAGAACCAGCTTGCGCGAACTCGTACTTCTGATGAATCGAGATGTTAGTGGTCATGAACGTAACGCTATTCCATGTCACTGGTTCACGCAGGGTGCGGTCTTTGGTCATGGAAATCTTCTCACGACCCTGACTTAGGATATAGGTCATATCCACAAGATCATCGTCCTTGCCAGTTGTCACCTCATCAATACATGCAGGTAGGTGGTTGTACATTCCACGCAGGTTATATAGGGCGTTCTGTGTGTCGTTCTTCGCCAAGAACAATGCCTTCGGCCTACCAACTAAGCTGTTTGCAGCGATAAGCGACAAGGACTTGCCTGTGGATGATTCGGTCGAATAGATAGACACTACACCCGTAGAGTTACCGCCCACGAAACCAATCAGCCCACCGGCAGCGATAAGCGTACAGGCACGGATGTTTTCTGAGCCGGGGTTGTTGAGTAGTGCCATAGCGCGTACCCACTCATCCCGAGAACCCTTGCGTTCGAGCAGGGGGCCATAGATCGCCGCGTTACCACGCAAGCGCATATCGGTTGTGTCAGAGCCCAATAAAATTTCGCCGCACAAGAACGAGCCGTCTTTTTGCCAGCCAAAGCTAGTGAAATCCAATCCTGTTGGTGTCTGCTGTTGCACCATTGTTAAGTAGTCCATTAGGTAACTCCTCAGTTTCTCCTGTGCCCCCACGTTTTTTATGTATACCTGCCGGTTCAATAAGAACGTAGAGAAGTCCTTACCAATGCTTGCCAGCACTGGCATCTCGTGTTCTTGCTCAACCCACCCAGACATGGGGTATTTAATAATCAATTTAAACGCTGACTTACTACTAACTGGGTCATGGTAGACGCCAGTGATGTGCATCTCGTATGGGCTGACCAACTCATGCTCGATCAGCTCCTGCGCTACATCGTTACCGTTAACGTCGGTGGTCGTCACTTCGGTTTTCTTCTCGATGTATATCTGCCCGTTCTGCAACACGTAATTTCTAGGCAGGGTGTACTCTTTGGCGACGCCTTCTTCGTCAACAATCTCTGTCTCGGTCACAACAGATAGCTGCGCTGGGCTCGTCAGCTTGCCACGGTACGGACAACTATCACAACCGCTCGGACATAACTGCTCAAATTTTAAGCAGGTCGTAGGACCAGTACCATGCCAGCCGTCAATTTTACTTAAGCTAGCGTCGAGATCGAACTCTTCGTGTTTACCAGCGAGCATAATGACCGCTGCTTGAACGTCCGTAGCATGCTTAGCCACTCCCATAGACAAGCGCCATAGAGGCTCTTCCACTTTGCGACCAGCGGCGTCCAGCACGCCACCTGATTCAATCAGCTTACCAATTTGATTACAGCGCTTGCCAACTTCCTCGATGCGTACGTTGTTTGAGTTAAGCACCGCGTCTATGATGGAAGACT